AGATATGTTCTTTAAGATAAGTAGCAACTATATTATTTAATTCGTTTCGTTTGTAAGATATATTATCTATATTAATGTCTTCTTTTATAAAGAGTTTAAATAAGTTAACCACATGTTTCTTTTCAGATTTTGTAACTTGTTGTGGTTTTATTGTCGCTTTAGCTTCTAAAATGGGTTTTTGGGTTGTTTGGGTTTTTACTTCTACGGTAACTTTTCTACTTGTTTCAACTTCAAAGTCACTTTGCCAGGGAGTAAAGAATGTGTCTTCGGCAATTACTTCTAAACGAATGTTACCACTAGTGTCTTCATCTATAAGGCCTTTGAGTTTTCTAATTGGTATTTCACATTTACCATTAGAATTAATAGAACCGTTAAAAAGTAAAGAGTAGTCTTTGGTTTCGACTACTAATCTTGCTTTTGATTTTTTTAAACTTGCACCTTGAAGTGAAATATTACACTCAAATAGTTCCGTTTTGTCTGTAAATAATTTATACATTCTTGTGTTTTGTAATAAATATTAAAAGGATACGTTTTCGGTTGTTAGTTCTACACCGCTTACTTCTTTAACTACTAACCTTACGTCTTCAGCTTTTATTTTATATTGTTTAATAGGTTTAGTTTTAGATTCTGTGAGGGTTTCTCCTTTTACTTTAAGGATGAGTTTAATTAATTTTTTTTTCTTTTTAGGTTTCATCCAAGACATGTCATCTTTAATGTTACTCCCTCCTCGTTGAATTATTTCTTCAACTAATTGAACTTCATCCCATGTAAATGAATTTAAGTCCCAAGCAAAATTAGCATTATTCCAAGTAATTTTTGTCATATATACATACATATAAAAAAAGAGCCGCTAATGCGGCTCTCTATTATATAAAATTTATATTATTATAATACTACAAATGATGCTGTAAATGGTGTGTCTGCATTTATTTGGACTCCTGTTTCATTATGAATAAATACTGAAGCTGTTTTAGCAGCAATAGTAGCTACTGAAATTAATGAACTAGAGATAGGGGATTGTGCATGGAAACCTGTAAAAGCACCATATATTACTGAATCTGTAGCAATTGAAGTGTTTCGGAGTTCAAATTGAGTAAATGCTCCATCTGCTATATTGTCAGCAGTAATTGCTTGTACAGTAACTTTACTACCATTTACATTAAAAAAGGCATTTGTAGCTAAATCTGTTGAAGCTGCTGTAGTTGTATCAATGTTAACTTCACCTACTTTTAGTATTGATGCAGTTGCAGAAGTAATTGCATTTACAGTACCTGCTGCTATAGCTCCTGAACCTGATATTACACCTGCACTGTAATTTATGTTAATAGGATTACCCTCAAGAGTAGCACCTGTTGTACCATCATGAGTGATTGTAAAGTCATTACCTGCACCCATATTAAAGACTGCTGAGTCAGATATTAAAGATAAATCATCTCCAACTGTTAAATCTGATGTAAATGAACCACTTCCATCATCACTAAGTCTTAATACTTCGGTACCATCATACTGTTTAAATACTAAATCGTCTCCGTCTACTTTTGTTTGGATAATTTGCGCACCTACTGTGCCATCCATATCTAAAATAAGTTGTTTAACACCACCCTCAAAAAATTCAATATTCCCCCCTGCTGCATCTAATGTTATATCATTAGATGAGTAGAGGTCTAAATCACCTAATGATGTACTTATTGCCCCCCTAATATGTAAATCTTTCCAACTAATCAATGCTGAACCTAAATTGAAGGAATTATCAGTATGAGGAATTAAACTTGAACTTAATTTAACAATTGAGGCAGTGTGGATATGACCTAAACCATGAACATGTAAACTACCCCATGAGTTAGCCATTGTACCTAAAGCATAGGTTGCATCATCATCAGGAATTAGACTACCACTAACTACATTTAACACTTGAAGTCTATCAATAGAAGCTGTATGGATATGACCCAAACCATGAGCATGTAAATTTCTCCATGCTTTTGACATAGTACCTAAATCATATGTTGCACCAACATCAGGGATTAAACTTGAACTTATTTCTGCTTCAAAAGCTACTGTGTCAGTAGATGCGTCTCCGATTGTTAGTTTACCGGTAGTTACTAGGGATCCTGATACGGTTACTGTGTCACCAGAATTGGGGGCTATTGTATTGACAAATAATTTGCTCATTTTAATGTATTTTAGATTGTTGGTTCGTTATATAAATATAGTAAGATTTTAAAAAATTAATAGTTATGCTTCATCTATCCAAGTTCCTACTAATGATCCTATCATCCATTTTGATCCTGAAGGTGACCATATCATTGCTTCATCTCCTGTTTGTGCCGAAGCAGAATGGTTAATAATTCCTTTACCATTAGCTATACTAAAATTTCCAGTTGCTCCTGCATAAAATCCATCAGTGGCTTGAGGTTTGATTTTAAGAGAAGGTAAATTTACTGCAGTAGGGTTGCCGGCTGTTATATCTCTTAAAATATAACCATGTAGATTTTTAATAGTAAATTGCATTCCTACTTGTGCTGTTGGAAGGGTTAGGGTTAATTCTCCGGCTGCGGGGCCAGGATTTTGACCAGGAGTATATGCTGTATATGTTGCTGAACCTATAGGTAATCCCTGATTTGGTCCAGACTGGAATGTTTGACCTGATCCACTTTCTACGTAATAAGGTTTTGCTCCTGTAAATGTCAATGTTTGAGATGATGTTACAGGAATCATATTTGATTGGTTTAGTATTACATTATCAGCTGTTAATGTTCCTGACACTTCTACTGCTATACCTGAACCTGAGAGTATAGATTCTGTTGTTGATGTGTCTCCATAGAATGTTGTTGTTCCACCATCAAATACTGCTTCACCTGATTGTGAAAAGGATGATGAAATTACAACATTACCTCCTGAGACATTTAAAGTAGTTCCTTCTGAACCTGTAATTTGTACTAGACTTTCTGTGTTTGAAACTACAAAAGTAGTTATACCACCAGAAACATTTAAAGTATTACCTTCTGAACCTGAGATTTCGAATGAAGATCCTGAGTCTCCTACTTCAAATTGAATTTGACCCCCAGAAACTATTAGTGATTGTGTTTGGGCTGTTCCGTTAATTGTAGTAGTTCCACCATCAAATACTGCTTCACCTGATTGTGAAAAGGATGATGAAATTACAACATTACCTCCTGAGACATTTAAAGTATCGCTAGTTGATTGTGAGATTGTAGTATCACCACCTTCAAACGTAGTTGAACCTGACAATGATGTTGAACCTGATACAATTATATTACTTCCTGTTAAGAATAGCCCAGATGTATTATTAGCCATGTTATGTAGATTAGAGGCTAATGTTGATCCTGAAACTGCTAGTCCAAAAAATCCTCCTTGTGTAATGTCCATTGACATGTTTTGAACATTATAATAGGAGTTTAAGGTATTAAATGACATAGATAATGCATTATTCCATTCATAGGTTTCTATTCCATCTTTTTTAGAATAACTATTATCTCCATTTTTATTATAATCTTTTACCATTGCCCCACTCATAAATTGACTAACTCTACCCGGTATAGTCATTTTTTTATAAGTTGAAGAGTCACCATCTTGGAATACCGCTTTAAGTTTTTGAGCATTTTCAAACCCTTCAACCGTAGCTAATGACTTTCCTGATTTTATTTTATCAACATTTTCTTTAGTAAATTTAGTTGAATTTCCTGCCCCATCTACAAAATTTAAAGATTCTGAACTTACATAAATTTCTCTCCATACTTTTGTAGGTGAACCTAAATCATATGTGTTGTTTGCATCAGGGATTATACTTGAACTTACTTCAGCTGAAAAAACTACTGTATCATTAGTAGCATCTCCTATTATTAACTTTCCTGTTGTAGTTAAAGATCCAGACACTGTTACAGTGTCTCCTGAAAGTGGGGTTATTGTATTTACTTTTAATGTGCTCATTTGTGTAGTATTAGTTCGTTATATAAATATAATTATTTTTTAAAAGGATTGTATTTTTATCTTGGCTCCATTATGAATTCTTAAACTTGCATTGTTTCCTTGACCTGCTAAATCCATATTTAATACTCCTGCCCCATTTGGGTTGAATTCAGTACCAAGAGGATTTAAGGTAAATCGTCCTACATAAATAGGACCATACCATACAGCAATTTGATTTGATGGTACCACCATATGCATTGGAATCATTTGGGGGTTTGTTCCAAATTGACCTGTAGTAAATGAAGTTTCATTACCTGTACCATTACTTAATGTAATAGTATCTTCTTCTGTATTAACTGTTACGTCAGGTTGGGGATTTTGAATATATAGTGTGGCTCCTTCTTCAATTTTTAATGAAAATCCTTCATTAATTCTTATTCCTAATTCATTTTCAATATCACCAACGGTCCAATAAGAAACTTGTCCTGAGGGTATTGTGGTGTTTTGTGAAACAGTGGTGGGGTTACCATTATTGTTGTTATATATAATAACATCCCCTCCACCATTAATTGTAGGGTCACTTAAAGTAATGGTACCTGTGTTGGAATCCGCGGTAATATCTGGTGGTGGACATTGAATTTGAAGAGTTGAATTTAAATTTACTGCTACTGTTACTCCTTCAGCTATTTCTATAATACAATTATTGCCTATACCTGTCATTGTATTTAAGGAAGGAGAAGTAGTTGTTCCTATAGAAAATGATTGAGAAATAATACCAGGTTGTACAATGATACCTTCTTCTATTACTGAACCTCCTGTTGCTACAATTGAACTTTCAAATTTTACTTTATTTCCGAAAGTACTTTCGTCTTTTTTTACTGTAAAGAGTTTGGATCCTATCCCCACTACCCCACCTTGTTCGACTCTAAAGAAACTGTCATTTCCATTAGTATTATCAGCATCAATTAACATTGCTATACTACCCGAACCTTTAGATTGGAAAGAGTGGGCTACAAAATCACGTCCTAAATAACCTAAATCATGCATTTCAGGTCTAACCACCATAGACCCACCATTAATTCCTAGTTCTTTAGATTGCATTGAAAATCTAACATCTGTACCTAAAGCACCACCACCATCATTTATAAATGCTCCTTTAAATCTATCTTTACCAAATTGGGTTTGTCTTAATTCTATATCTTTATTGTCTGTGGGGCCCGCAAATTTCATTATCCCACTGCCTGTATCTATAGTAATACGTGCTAGTTCTTCAGATGTACCACTGTTACTTTTTTTTATAAATTTAACAGAATCTTCACTTACATACAAGTCTTTCCATGCTGCTTCGGGACTCCCCAAACTAAATGAGGAAGTAAAACTATCACTAGGTGTAGAAGGGATTATATTTCCACTAACATGTAAAGTGTTTATAAAAGCTTTGTCCCAGGCAGAAGTAGGTGCACCTAAATCAGAATGAGTGTCTCCTGGTAGAATTGCACCTGAGACTACCATCCCCAATAGAAGATTTGAGGCCCCCGAAACATATGTTTCTGAACCACTAATTTTTAAAGTATCAGTTATTTGATTGTTATCATCTCCCTCTTGAATGTGAACAAATGAATCAATTAAATCTATAAATTCACTTTCAGAGGGTTTATCTCCTGTTTGGAAATATTGTTTTAAATTTGCTCTAGTAGTTACTGCCATGTTAGTTAAAATATTATAAAGTCATCACCTAGTGTTAAGAAACCTATACCATCTATAAAGTGTTCTATGTTTTGAATACCTAGAGAAGCTCTTACTTCATCTCTTGTCATTGGTTCTCCTGTTGGTTTAAATGATAACTCATCATTAAATATAACACTTGATTTACTAAAGAACTTAGATGGTTTTTGTGTTAATTCTTTATTTATACTATTTGGTACTAAATATCCTTGTAATTTTAAACCAAAGTCAGTTTTTACAATTCTATTATCACCTACATTTAATTCTGTTGTATTACTGAATGTGTCTATTTTAGCATTAAATTTGAATCTGTCTTTATCCCCCCAATATGAATCTGAAGAATAATTAACAGATTCAATTAATTTATTCATTTGGGACAGATAATCACACCAAATAGTACAAGTATAATTTATAGTTACAAAGTCGGGAATTACAACAGCATGAAATTGTTTTTGGGGGATTTTACCTTGTAATGCTGAGAAATTATCATATTGATTTCTTTTAGTATAACGTTCTTGAAATGTATAATGCAATTGTGGGTTATTTCCATCCATTTTATTTCCAAGATCTCTTCGTTTTTCAATAGAATTTCTTTTAAACATAATAAGAGGAACTTGAAGTTTACCCTCTTTGTCTCTAAAATATCCATCTTGTTGGACTGATTTCCATCTTTCAGGGGCACCATACATTATAGGAACATCTACTCTATCTCCATTTGATATAACTGTAGGTTTTATTACTTTTTTAAAATAATGAATTATAGCTTCATCATGATCTTCTAAACCAATTGAAACATCTTTTACAGTGTCATCTTTTCGGGTAGTTATTGTACCTCTATTAATGTTTGCTCTATTGTCAGGTGTAGGAAATTCTTCAGCGGGAAAACCTTCAGCAAAACCTGATTCTAGGTTTTGTCTTAATCTATCATATCCACTTGAGGGGATAGGTCTTCTTGAATTTATTTCTGACATTATGAGTTTATTTTATTAGCCATTCCCCCCTCTACTTTTACAGTTGTAGGGTACTTTCCACCTCTAAGTGGGATTAAATTTAATTTTTCTATTCTTGAAATGTGAGTATTTACTACCATTGAAAAACTTCCTCCAAAATCTGCAGTTTCTGTTGATAATGCATAATCTGGGTCTCTTCCCATAAAAAGTTGATTTTCAATTCTACTGTCAACTTCGTAGAAATTATTACGGAAAAGGATTAAGTCTCCTACTTCAGGTAATAAATTTATGTCAACTAATTCTTGTTTTAAAAACGTAAAACCAATGGTTTGATTGACGTCAGGACCAAAGTCGTCAGACGACCACGATTGGTCTTGTCTATTAATTAAA